TGGAAGATTTGTCTTTTTCGACCTTGATGTTATCATTCAAAATGATTTGTCGCCAATCATCACTTATGACTTAGAGAATCCTACCAAGTTGCGTTCGTGGTGGCAAGACCCTCGACCAATGAAATCTCGCAACTTCAAACTGGCACATGGCGCATATACAAATGGTAGTTGCATGGTCTGGTCAGATGATCAGACAGAATGTATTTGGCAGGATGTTCTAGAACATCAAGAACGTATCTGGTTCACGTTTACAGATGGCACAGACAACTACCACAGTTGGAGATGGGGAGACTTTAGCGATACTCCATTATGGAGACATTTCCCAAGCACATTTGCGTATTCATATAATCGTGGTCGTAACTGGCACGAAGGTGATTTAGAAGTAGCTAAATATAGAAAAGACTGCATTCTATGTGTATTCAATGTAGACTTACTTCCATTTCAGGACAATAGACGCGGTAAAGTGAAGCAGCAATCTTTGGTTGATTCTGACTTATTAGAGCATTGGAACGTTTGATGATTAACATCTATACAGTAAAATGGGGCTTCAAATATGGCCCAGAATATGTCAATAAATTGTTCGAGCAATGCAACAAGCATATCACCAGTGAGTTTGAGTTTCACTGCATAACAGAACATGCTACAGATTTAAATCCCGAAATAATTATTGTTCCTATTCCAGAAAATAATTATTATGAAAAATGGTGGAATAAACTTTATCTGTTTGATAGACATTTTATTCGGAAACAGGGTGAGAAACTATTCTTCGATTTGGATATTGATATTCAACAGAACATCGATTGTATTGTTCAGCATGATCCAGAAGATAAACTAACTTTTATCCGAACTCATTGGCACAATCTAAAGAAGATGAAGGACGACACTAAACATATTCCTCACAAGTATACAGACTTGAATTCAAGTGTATTGAGATGGAATGACAAATTGGATGTTGATAAAATCACAAAGTTTGTTAAAGATTATCCTGACCAAATGTTTTATTATTATCGAGGTCTTGATAATATGTTCGGGCATCAAAGAGAACGTCTTTTAAAGATTGACTATTTTCCGGACGGCTGGATATACAGTTATAATTATGGATATATGTGGCCGACAGATACTAGGGAACAAGTTCTACGAGAAGAGCCACTAATTTGTTTATACGATTCAATGGAAAGACCACAAGATGCTAAACTATAATTTTTTGAATAACTATCGTAATTGGGGTGAAGGTCTAGAAAAGATCAACCATGAGATGCCATGGAAGCACGAAGACTTTCGCAAGTCGTTAAATCCAAATACAATGGATGCTGCTATCTGGTTAGTAGAAAATCTTAAAGATTTAGTGCAGACCAAAGAATTGGATATTACTATTCTCAATTCATGGCTAGGATTTCCACTAGTACCACTTCTTTGTGAAAACTTAAATATTAAGAAGATTAATCTTATTGATATTGATAAAGATGCACTTGAGCTATCAAAGGTATTCAATAGACATTATAATAATGAAAAAAATATAGAATTGAATCATTTAAATTGGGATATACCATTTGCGTATCATGATATCAATGCGCTAAATACGGACGTGGTAATTTCACTTGCATGTGAAGTTATGTATCCTTTGAAGAATATGACTACGGCAAATCCAGATTGTATCTTTGCGTGCCAATCTTCAAATGTATTTCGTGAAATGTATGGAATCAATTGTGTTCCAACCATCGAAGAACATATTGAAAATGTTGGAGTTACCAATAGCTTTTACGAAGGAAGCATCGAACAGTCTTATTGGTCATGGGATGGCAAAGTTACTTTTGACCGTTTCATGGTAATAGGTCAGAAGTAGTCAGACGCATCTTCACCTGAAATATCTTCAATCATTGATTGCCAGATTTCAAGATGAGGAACAACATAACCCAATGTCAATCTCTTAGTATGTGAGCCAGCAGAATGGTAAATAATCTTATCCGTTTCACTCCGACGACCAAAGTATCCAACTTTACAAGACCACCCTTTTGGGTCCCAGAGAGTGACTACTTCTTTTGTTACTGGGTCTAAGTATCTAAAATAGCCGGTATTTTCTTCTGTGTTATATGACAGAAGAATGTTATAACCGTGTGCATTCCAGTTTGTGTGCCAGCCCATGAATCCTTCTTCTGGATAATAAACGTGAACCGCATTATTTCTGGCACCGAGGAACCGAATAAGTTGCTCGTTTAGCGCCCGTTGCTTGTCTTTGTGGTGCCGAGGAACAGAATCTACCATACCAATGTCGCAACAATAAGCGCATTCTGGAAATCCCACATGCTCTCCATCTTTTGCCACGAGTTCATTCAGATATTGTTCACTCGTGGCAGTCTCGAAAGTCTTTCCATTAATCCTACTAGGCTCGCGTAGGCTATCATGATCATTCTGAGCAAAGAACCATTCGCGATATGGTTCAAGAATTGCTAGAAGGTCGTCACTGATTTTAGGTGTAAATCTCATTTTGCATCCAATATAGATTTGGGGAGTGTATAATGGTAAATTACCATTTCTTGACCCTGTAGTTCTTCTTCTTTGTATCCGACCACAAAGTTCCATCTTGCATCGGGGTCTGGAAATCTACCGTGTTTAATTTTGAAGTCGCCATATGTCAGTAGACGCCACATGGTGAATGTATCCCATTGCAGTGCTTGCTTTGGATAATGCAGATGGTCGTAATCTGGTTCTCTCTGCTTACAATATTCGCTCCACCATGCACCCATCAAACGTAACGTTTCGGGGTTACTGCGATATAAAAATAGACCGCAATGTTCTGTCATCTCCTCAGTCTCGGATAACCGAGTGAGCTTTGCGTTATATGGTCGATTGGCAGTGAATAACAAGTCCGTATCTTCTGGTATCTGTTCGAAGACTTTTTGGATATCTTCGTGGCAAATTTCAGTATCGCAATCCACATATAAAGTCAAGTCATATGGCGTCTTATCCAACGCCCACAGCTTGGCTCTAATATGATACGGGACATCATCCGTGTAAATACGTTCGAAAATTTGGTCGTCACCCTCTTCAACCCATTCGGGATGTGTGAAAATTGTGATCTTGGCATCAGGATAATAATCTAGTAGCGACTGAGCAGAGTTTCTTGCTGCCCTATAATACGCTCTATTATTAGATGCTACGTAAACAAAACCATTATTCTGCATCTTGCGCTTCTGTTACGATTGTTGTATTAGCTTCCTCTTGCATCATAAGCATGATAGCATATGCCGTTACTTCCATAAGTGTTTTGGCCTTACGTATCTTTGCTTTTGCTGCACGATTTGTTGAAGTCTTGATTATGGGAATTTCAAAAGCATCCAGCTTGGCCGCGAACAAGGTCTCTTGCTGCATTCTGGATCTATCTACTTCTTGACGTTCGCGATTGCGGCGAACCTGTTCGTCGCGCTTGTCTAACCGAACTTTTGTGTTAGCATCAATTTCTTCCTCGGTGAAGAGTTCCATGATTTCTTTAAAATCAGGATTATTCTCATCACCCATGATGGATGCCAACTGTCTCTTACCATCTTCGTATACGAATTCGGCAATAACGTGCTTTGTATCTTTATTTGACCAATAGGGATTTTCAATTTTCCGTGTCACTTCAAATTCTCCATAAAAAGAAATTATATAATGTATATAGTATAGTTAGGCTGTGCGAATCCAGAGCTTTACCGTAGATACTGTATCTTTGGTTACGATTACTGTGTTGCCCGCATATACGCCAGTATATGCAGCAGAATATGCTTGCGAATATGGACCAGAGTATGTGCCAGTATAGCTACCTGTGTAAAATCCAGTATATGGGCCAGAGTATGGTCCGGAATATGTGCCTGTGCCTGTATAGAAACCGGTGTAAAATCCAGTATACGCACTAGAGTATGTTCCAGAATATGTGCCTGTGCCTGTATAGAAACCGGTGTAAAATCCAGTATATGGTCCAGAGTATGTTCCAGAATAGTTCTTAGGACCAGTATAGAAGCCAGTAAAATATCCGGTATAGTAGCCCGTGTACCATGTAGCAGGGGAACTATAACCACCATAGTAGACTGTATATGCACCAGAATATGCTCCGGCATATGCTTGTGAATATGCTCCAGTACCTGCAAACGAACCGGTATAGTTACCTGTATATGACGCGGAATATGCTTGTGAATATGCTTTAGGTCCAACGAAGCTACCTGTGTAGCTACCTGTATATCCTGCGGAATATGCTTGTGAATATGTTTTAGGTCCAACGAAGTTACCTGTGTAGGTACCCGTATAGTTTTGTGAATATGGACCAGAGTATGTGCCAGTATAGCTACCTGTATATGTGCCGGTATAGTTACCTGTATAATAGCCGGTATAGTTTTGCGACACTACTTGTTCACGAGTATCACTGAATGCATCGCCCATTTGAACCCACGTACCAGATACCGGAGCAGTTGCTTGTAACGAATATGTGCCGATGCCAGTAGAAATAATTCTGTTGCGGAAATAAGGAAGCATTTGCTGAATTTCAGCATCACTCATTTGCCTGACGTTATTTCCACTGAATACTTTTAGTGGGCGTAGATCGCCATCTGCGGCCGAAGTTGCAGCCGTTTTCTGCCACAGATATGTTGTAGTGTTTCCACCATTCGCAACGTCTGTAATGGTGTAACGAGAAGTCCAGGTGCCGCCAGCTGGAGCCGAGGCGGACAACTTATATTGGCCAGCAGTATAAGAAGATTCTGCAACCATCGCGGCGATAACTTTGTCGAGAACATCGGTGCGCATTTCGGCATCTGTCAACTCTTCCATGCCAGTACCATAACCGACTGGTCTATTAGTTATGCTTTCAGAGGCAGCGGCAGTAACTTGCTTTGCATAATATGTTGTGGTAGTAATGCCACCGGTTGCAGGGTGTGTGCCGGTAGCTTCTGTTCTATCAGTATCAGAAAATGTTCCGATTGAGGTACCCGATAAAGCATTTGCAGTATCAACATTCAATTCTGCCGTGCCCGAACCGTTAGTATCGGTAGCAAACTTTGTTGTGATGACATTTGCAATGTAGTTCTTTATTTCATTGTCCGTCATCGTCTGCAAACCTTGGAAGTTTGAAGACGTAATCGGAGTTGCAGATGCCTTAATCTTTAAAGGATTCATTTTCTATAACCTTAGTTTAGTCTTGTGCCGCTCGAATCAAATACTAATAGAGGGGTCAACGAATACCAATCCGTAGCGTCTTTAGCAATGAAAGTTACAGAAGAACCCGCCGCTAATGTTACCGCAGCATTGGCAGTTCCGCCGTTGATCTTATCCGAAAGATTAGGATAAATCAAAAGATTAGTAGCCGTTGTATTCACTACCGTATATGTTAGCTTCTCTGCCGCGGTAGGAAGTTTAACTCCTGCACCCGAACCAACAGTAGTCACTAAGTTATATACCTTAGCAAGTTCTGTTGCACCTGACTGATTTGTGCCTGCGGCCGAAACTGCGGTAGCAATCGACGGCATGAAATTACCAGTGAGAGTAAGACTACCAAAGGTAGGACTATCACCCGACTGATACTTATCAGTATTCAGGTTGTTGAAGTTATTATCAACTTCTGTGTTTGTAAGTGGAGTTCCTTTTACGGATCTAAGTGTAATAGTGGACATATCTTATCTACCCTGGTTCTGTAAGATTTGCTGCAATAGCAATTTGATATCTTGCATCTCTTCTTTTACAGTATTTATGTCATTTTCAAACTGTCGAAGTTGATGCGCTTGTTCTCTTTGTTTGTTTTTTCTAGCTTTGTATGCAGACAATCCAGCAACATCCGTAGAAATAATAGCTTTTGAATGGCCATCTCTAACATATTTAGTTGTGTCGTCCAACTGATATCTTTGAGACATATTATACCTGTAGAGCTATTGCGCGAAGTTCGCGACATTTTGGAATAACACTAGTTTTACTCGAAAGAAGAACTACTTTAATCGCAAAAGTTTTGTAGCCCGTGTAAGTTACACCGTCTGTAGTATACTCAAATACGCCATCACCATTCAATTCGGTCGATGGAATATCATATGTATATTCAACGAAGCTAGATGAAGTAACTGTTGGTGGAGTGGTAGTCAACTCAATCCAATCTTTTTCTTCAAATGCCGCCGGATCGCTTTGATGTAGGAATCTACCATATACCTTTACGTCCGTGCCATTTGGAACATACTGACTTAGATATACTCTAAGGTCTTCTGCTTCCTGTCCATCATCAAGCACAACTTGACGAGAAACATACTTGGACCTTGCTTCACCGATACCAATATCTTCGTCGGTCGCATCATTATTAACGTCATTTGCGATTGCAATCATAGAACATTTTCTAAGGTCGATAACCGGCGAAACAGTAGATGTTTGTGATGTCATGCCAAGTTGAATTTTAAATGACTTATCTCCACCAAGATCATTTTGCTCATTTGAATATGAACGAATGGCGGCATCGATTGTCAGTTCCGTTGTTTTATCCGGCACAAAATTCTCATATGATGACGATGCTTGTGTCTCGGAACCAGTATTTGTCGTTGCAGAATATGCCCAAATTAGTTGACATGGAGTATGATCCATGTATCCAACATTGGCACCTAATGCATTCAACACTTTGTCTTCAAGTTCTGCTATTAGAGCATGAGAAGTTCCATTACCCACTCGGTCGTTTACAGTAAAGTTTGCACTTTCAACATAAACCTTAGCAACGTTGTATAAGGAATCATACGAATGGGCAAAACCGGAATTGAGGGTCACGCTAATATTTGCATTTGAACCACCACCAGTAATAGTCAGAGTAGGATTGCTTACATAACCAGAACCTGGGTTTGTCACCACCACATTACTTACTGCGCCACCGGAAAAAGTGACTGCAACCGTAGCATTCGTTCCGCCCGTGCTTATTCCACCACTCAGTGCGTGGCTGACCGTACCGTTTGTCGGTGTATAACCAGTACCCGCGTTAACGATGTCAAACGAGAAGCCATGAATTTTATCACCGGAAGTAAATGCACCTTCCGAGAAGGAATCAAATTTCGCATAATCGATATCATGTGTATTCAGTGTAACTGTTCCGGTTGTACCGATGTTGAAGTTTGCTCTCTGTAATTTAAACTTAATATCTTCCGCTTGCCATGCTGTCCAAGTTCTGTTGTTCGCAGATGTAAATAGGACACCAACATTTGGCTGTTCTGAGATGCGTGTTGTTGTATTGAGTTGATTTTCACCCAATTCAGAAACCCAAATCTCATAGTTAGGGTCGTTGCCCGCTGGCAGAAGAACAAAGCAATATTCGGTATTGTTTTGCAAATATACCGGTGAAGGGAAAGTAAACTTGGTTGACGCTTCGCCATTGTCCGCATCAACATTTACCTGACTTGGCAATAGTGTTACTTCACCAAAAGGAATTACTCTGTTACCTGGATAACCATTTACCACTTCCCGCAGTTGTAGTGTAATAGGATTTGTCAGAGATTTTTTCTTGAAGTAGGTATCTATCGAAGTCACATAACAACCGAACGGCACCTCAGAAACCATAAACGTCTGAGCGATAGGGTCAATAGATTGGAATGGGCCGATTGAAAAGAAACCAAGATCGAAGTCCAAGTCCAAGTCCGCGGGTGGAACAACGGGCGCCGGATCTGGCGCAGTTACCTGAGTAACTTCGGTAACATTTGTGATATTATTAGTGACTTCTGTTACAAAAGTATTATTTACTTCTTGTGTTACTTGCGTAACTTCGGTAACATTTGTCGTATTATTAATTGTAGTGAATGTATTGTTCACAACTGTTGTTTGAACGACACCTACTGCTCTTTCGCCTAGACGATTTACCGTCGTATTGCTATCAGAAACCGTTCTGCTATCCGAAAGATTGACGGCTGCCACATTGGCAACTCTCGTCGAGATTACTGTATCTTGGACGCTTTGTGATAAACCATTTGCAGAGAATGCCATCGATGCAGATGTAGTAATAAACTTAACTCTATTTTTAGAATCATCTGCAAGTCTGAATAGTTTTTCTCCTACACGGAAAGTACCAGCAGGAATTCTGAATTGACCAAAACATTCGCCTGCCGCATTTGTGATTAAGGGATCACCATAATCACCCGTTGCTAGTGATGAGTTTTGAACAGAATTTGTTGTGCCACTAACAATACCTGATAGTGGGCGACAATGTTCTTCCACAGTAATGCCATCGAAGAATGGATATACACGAGTAAGTGGCTTCATTCTCGTTGCTTTAAACGTTACTATAATAGAACGCATAAACGGAATAA